TCAAGCGTATCGATCGCGGCGGAAAAATCTCGCTGTTCGAAAGCGGCGAAGGCGCGCGACACCGCCGGAATCAGCGATCCGGAGGGATAGCGACCCTCGCGCGTGAGCTCGTCGATCTGCCGTGTGTGCGCCTCCAGCGCTGCGTCATTGCCAGCTACGGCCTCCGACCTATAGACGGCATCGAGCCCCGCCGCGTGCTCCCGTAATGATGCAACGAGAGCCAGGGCCGTATCTCGATCAAGACTCGGACGCAGCGCGATCGAGAACACACCGACCAGCTCCAGGCATGTCAGGCCATCTTCGGCCACTGGCAAAAAGGCGATCAGGAAGCGGTCTCCTTCCCGGATCAGCTCGGCCTGATAAGTCGCTCGCTCGCGCTCGCGTGCAATGCCGTCCGGGTCGATAAAGGGCGCGATCTTCATATCCGCTGCGGGCCGCCGGTGTCCCGCTGAACCTTGCCAAATTCGATGACGTCGTTCCACGTCGGCCGACGATAAGGGTCGGGCTCCTCAGGCGGAGGCGCATCGCCTCTCACCATCCGATCGAGCATGCGCCCGAACAGCCCGAGCGTGTCCACCTGATCGTCGGTCGCTCCGGCAGGAAACCGCAATAACTCGGCAACGAGTCCGTTCACCCAGGGTGCATGGTGCGGTAAATACACCTTTCCCATCGCCATGCGACCGCGGATCGATTGCGCCCGCGTAGGCTTGTCGGAACCGGAGCGAAACGGCTTAGCAATAGGCGCGACGCTCCTGTTGTCTCTTCGAGAGAAACGGACCGACCCCCTTCTCGATCTGGCCTGCCTCTTCGGCCCATTGCAGCGGTCCCCACATCAACACAAGGTCGCAAAACGCCTCGACCCACGCATCCGACGATTCCTGTTTGCGCCACCAGTCGAGCACGTAAATATCATCGTTCGGATCAACGCCGATAATGCCGTGCACGGTGAAATCGCCGCCGTCCGCGGTGACTGCGTAGTCGGAAGCGCCATAGGTCCGCAGCGTATCCCGCGAGGGCGGCTTGTCATACCAACGCAGCCACTCGCGCTTGAAAAAATCGCCTTCCTCAGGACTGGGCCGCTGTTGATAAAGAGCGGCCCAATTGCGCGGGCCCTGAATGATCTTCTCACGGGCAAGATCGTCAGCATTGAACCATTCCGGCCAAAGGAAGGCACCTGGCGGGCGTCCAATCGGATCCCCAGCTTCGGCTTCGGCGCGGAGACTGATAACGCGCCACACCTCGCCGTCTCGAGCCCGGACCGAGCCACTCTCGCCATTGTAATCTGCTGGCAGGATCCGTCCGGCGATGTCGTCCTCGTGCCAGCGCGTCATGATCAGCACAATGGCACCGCCCGGCTTGAGGCGGGTACGCAAATCCGAGATCCACCAGATCCAAGCCGTCTCCCGCACGATCTCGCTGTCGGCCTCGGCACGGCCTTTTACCGGGTCGTCGACCAAGATCAGATCGCCGCGCCGCCCCGTAACCGCGCCATCGACGCTTGTCGCCGTAAACTCGCCGCCGGCGGAGGTTTCCCACTCGTCCTTAGCCGAGCTGTCATGTGCCAGACCGCATCCGAAGATTTCTGCATAGCCCTGTCGGGCGACGATGTTGCGGCAGCGGCGGCCAAAGCGCATCGATAGCCGCTGGCCGTAGCTGGCAGTGATGATCGATTTGCGTGGATTGCGGCCGAGATACCAGGGAGGGAAGGCGACGCTGGCATAAGTCGATTTCGCGCTCCCCGGTGGCATGAACACCATCAGCCGATTGATCTCGCCGCGCTCGATTGCCTCCAGTTCGGCGATGAGCAGACGATGATGCGCAGCCGGGATGACTTCGAGCATTTCTGTCGCGAACACGCCCAGGCCGTTATAGGCGCGCTCGGCCTCCGGATCGACGGACCGCGTCAAGCTGCGGCTCGACTGCTGAAGCCGTTCGACGCGGCGCATCAGGGCGCTGGTGCTCATCGTTTTTGGCTCGTCACCCTTGCGTACTACGGGCACCGAGCGCGCCCAGGGACGAGCGGGCATAGGAGCATTTTCGGGTGTGTCCCGAATTTGGGCCAGTTGACGCGAATCGCACGCAGCCTATTTATGTTGCGCCATGAAATACCTGATTTGGGCGGACCGGATTGCCCTGGTGTGGTGGGCCTTCCTCATTCTCGTCGTCTACCTGCTATGGGCCGATCCCCACAGTTCGCCGTTCAGCGATCCCAATATGTGGCGACTTTGGGGATTATTTGCCGGCATTCCGTGGCTGATCCTGCGGGGCCTCGATCTCATTGTGACGGGCCAGATCCAGCTTGTGGGTTGCCGAGCAGCAATGGAGCTAGCTGCCCGCCGCCAGCCGCGGCGCGATAGAGTCGCGACGCTCCCACACCTGGGCCCCCCGTTGGCGCCGCCAGGTAGCGGGTCAACAGCTCGCGAGCGGTCAGATTGGCTGCGGCAGGCCCAGCTAAGAAGGGAAGCGTCGAGCCCGCTGCACCAATTGCCCCCCCCATAGGCCCTCCCCATTCATAGCCGGTCCTCGCGCCTTCGCCGATCGCGATGGGCGCGCTCATCAATGCCGCATGCTGCAATGCCCCGCCCGTGCCGCTCGGATTGCCGTAGCGGGCGAAGGTTTCTTTGCCACGCTCAGCTACCGTCTGCAGAGCAGACAGCTTGGGTTCAATGCTGGCAAAGAGCGCTTGCCGCGCTTCGGGCGAAAGGCGATTGAGATTCGTCGAGAATGTCGCGGCGGAGACCGGCGTTTCTTGCGTCTGTTGTCCCGGCAGCGCCGCGGCCATGTTCCTTAGCTTGAATGCAGCAAGCTCATCGGCCGCTTTAGGCATCTGGTCGCGGATTGTTTGCAGGGTTGTTCCGCCTGCCGTTCCGCTATTGAGTGCTGCTTTGGCGGCATTCTCAGGAGAGATCTCGTTTCCTCGGATGATCTGCGACAGCGGGCGTTCGATGAAATCGTGGCCACCGCGGGTGAGCGCGCTCGCCTGATCAAATGCCGTCTGGGCTGCTGGCCCCATACGGGTTGCGGTGGACTGCAGATCAGTGCTCAGCGCGCCATACAGGCGCTTCAAATCGGCGTACCCAGTGTCCGCAACCAGAGCAGGATCGGTCAGCTTCTCACCGATGCGAGTGCGGATGCCGCGAACATCCTGCCAAGTGAGCGGTCCCTTCTGAATGTCAGCAACAAGCGAATCCAGAAGGCCGCCTTAAGTGTCGCCACGACAGAATCCTGAAATTAAACGTTCCGGCTTATAGCATTTCCCATGCTGAGCTTCAACATAATTCATTGAGTTCGCAGTAGTTCGCAAACGTCCGCGGTCGTCTATTTGCAACTATGCTATCGCTTGTCTTATTCGAAAATCGGAGTGCCGCCGCTCCGTCGTCTTCGTCCGGATGCCTCCCTCAGCCCCTTCGGCGACGGTGATGATGGGTAGAGAGTTGGGTCACATCGAATGATTGGTGATCAAAGCATTGTAGTACCGTGGATTCCTGGCCGCATTTGGCGGAGCATCCGTCCGCCTTAGCCCAATGCCGACCAAATTCCAACCCTCCGTCCAAGTGTGTGCGGGCTAATAATTCCGCCGCGAAAGCTGGGCTTCGAGCTCTGCAACACGACGTTCGAGTTCGACTGTCTCGATGGCCCGTAGCTTCACGCCCAAAACGGTCGCGAGTGTTGCGCTTTCGTCCGCCGTCAACTGGCCAGCGGCCACAGCGTTGAGGAGACTTCCGATGGCAGTCACAACATCGGTAGAGTTGACGATGGGAGGCATGTCGAATTTAACCGGCCGGCCTCGCCGCACCGGTGAGATGCGTTCCATCGCGAGCCGCAGTGCTACGGGATCGCCCTCTTTAGCCCTCTGAATGCACACGCGCCCGATTTCTTCACTCTCATTTTCCAGTAGGGCGTCTATCGCGATCGAGGCCTTGTGCCGCGAGCCTTCCGGCCGACCGGCAGGGTTGCCGCTGCGGCCTTTGGTAAACGGTCGCCCCCGCTGTTTTCCTGCTGTTTTGTCAGTCATTTTCACTCTTTACACAGTGTTGAGCCCGCCTCATCAGCGCCAAATAGCTCGCCAGCAGCCGGCGGCGGCGCAGCGCCGGAATCGCGTTGATTTCAATGAGCGCTCGATCGGTCATTGTTGGATCGGTGATTGCCGCGCCGAGCGCCTTGGTCGCGGGGTGCCCTAACCCGCAATAGACGAGCGCCAGTGCTCGCAGCTCTCGACAACGTCCCATTCGTTCTGTCTCGGAAATGCCGTCGAGCAGGAAGGCGAGCCGCTCAGCCATTTTTCGACGCCTCGAAATCGACAAGCAGATCGAGCGCGGCACCAATCGGGGACGCCGGTTTGACTGCCGCGCCTTCGAGGCTTTCCGGAATGCGGGCGATGCTCTTCGCCAATACCGCCGCTGAGATGCCATGTTGCAACGCCACGCTGATCACGACCGAGGCATCCTCAAGGATCGCTGCCATGCCAGAGCCGTCTTTGGCGCCAGATAGGAAGATCTCTTGCGGCGTTCCGGTCTCCCCGAAACCGATGCTAGCCGCAATCATCGTGTTGCCAATGATGATCGTCTCGGTGATGGTGGCACGCCGATTGGGCAGGCGCCGGCGGTAGGGTGGCGATCGTGTTTCACCGTCCATCCGGCCCTCGCGCATGCGCACGCGTTACACGCGCGATCCAAGTTTCGGCAGCCAGTTGGGTCTCCTTTTCATACGCCCGCGAGCGCGCCATCAGGCGCCGCGGAGCGTATAGGGGTATGGGGGTGCACTCCACCCATCCGCCGCAGAACCGCCGCACAGCCAAAATCAATGGCTTACCGACAACCGCGGGAACCGCCGCAGAACCGCCGCACCAAACCGCCGCATTGAATGATTTCAACAACTTAGAGGTAACCGCCGCAACGGCTGAGATTGGGGTCATTCGGCGGCCCTGGGGATGGCTGGATTACGGGCGATCCGGGTGCGAGCGTCGCTCTTTCGACCATAGGGCTCGTTGATAATGACGGCCG